ATTTTTACGGAATTCTTTTACAAATGAAACGAATCGTTCAGTGTATCCATTCGCAACATCGATGCAGACATATCTTAAACTGCTGCCTACTTCTCTGTAAACATCTTCAAATTTAGAGTAGTCTTTATCGCTAATGCCAATACTCATTGCAGTGTTAGCTTCACTATCTGCCGTATTGTCTTTGAAATATTCAACGAGATCGCTGACACTATAGGTTTTAACGAGACATGTAAAGATACCATGCTTTGACAGTTTTGCAGCCATTTCCATAGTTCCAACACCATCCATATTGGCTGCCATAATAGGCACGCCATCATACTGGTATTTTTGAAAATCGAACGTACGGTTTAGGTCTACTTCTTTTCGAGATTTGAGGGTGCTTCTCTTTGGTCTGATGAGCACATCTTTGTAGTCAAGCTTCACATCATTATCAATACGCATTATAAATCCTTATTGGAATAGGTGCCACATAGAGGCCAATTCACGTTCAGTAAACTTAGATTCTAGCACATTAACCATGCTACTTTCGAGGGTTGCTTCGTTATTAAAGGAAGCAGAGTTTTGTAATAATGGTAAGTTTTGTTGTTGGATCTCTACCATCTTTACCATCCATGCTGATAAACTTTCAGCGGGAGTAGCTTTACAACACTCACATTCAGTATTCATGTTGCTTTTCAGTACTACCGAAATATATTTGAAGCATTTCAATACGATCTGCAGCAGCAGCCATTTTGTCAAGTTCCTCTTGAATGGCTTCAACAATATCGCTATGCTCTCCGATACCAGTGGCGTTATTCATATAAACCATGATATTAGTTTTTGCACGTTCTAGTTCACCTTCGGCGTGCATCCTTGCAGCTTTGACTAATTGTTCTTTCAATTTCACTTCCTTTGAGATTTTATCCATTTTGCAGCTATTCCATTTTCCGGTGGTTTCTTAGACCACGAAGATACTGCCTTATAAGCTTTCATAGTAGACCCTTCGATGTTAGATCCTGCCGAGTTGTCAATGACAATCATACGGTTTCGAAACAGGCCTTGGAATTTACCGATGTTCTTTTGAACATCTTTCCACATTTTCACTACCAATTCTTCTGGCAGAGAACGTGGTCTATCTTTATTGCGCTGAATAGCAGTTTCAATATCAGTGTTAACAAACACCATCTGAACTGCATATCCTATTTTTCTTAAAGAGTTTACTTGCTTTTCGATTTTTTGATAGTCTTTACCAGTACCATCAACAATCAAACCTAACCTACCTTGTAAAGCAAGCCTCATTTTCTTAGTAGTAAGTACTTTAGCTCTATCTCTAACCATCTGTCCCTGAGCAGACGCAATGTCTGCAGGATCAGTAGTGAGACCAGCTTTTTCCAATCCAGATTCAAATGCATCGTCAGAGTTAATGAGTTTAAATCCTAGTGATTGCAGTGCAGTCTTACCGACTACAAAGGACTTACCTGAACCAGGTCCACCTGCCAAAAAGACAGCCTTGAATATTGCGGGATCATTAACCCCTTCTTCGAGGTAAGACTTAAATTCAACTGGTTGCATTACTGCGAGTCCTTGAAATCCTTGGCGGTTGGCCTATCCGGATCTCCCTTAGGACGCATCTTTTCTTTAGAACCATTCTTAATACGCTTACGCTTCTTATGGATATTATCCCATAGTCCGCCTTCGCCGATGTACTCACCTTCGTCGTCAAAGGCTTTAGGGTTCTTCTTACGATACGCATCTAAGTCTGCTTGTTGAGCAGGAGTCAGATCTTTACCTTCATTTAAAGCATTGATGATTTCTTCATCTAATGATTCAGTACCTTTAACACTTTCAGTATATTCTGAAGGTTCATTACTATTACGTGCTTCACTAAATGATTTCATCTATTTGTTTCCTATGTTATACTTGGGGCAGAGTTCCCACTTAGCTTTTTCTTTATAAGAGACGACTTTAATCTGTCTCAACGGAGCACGGTTTAGGACTTCTTCTTGTGCGAACGTCACAAGTCCCCAATCGCTTAACAACGTAGCAATAGTATTACGTCGTTCTATGTCGTTTTCTAATAGGTTAGACGGTTTTCCATCTAACAAGAATAGCTCTTTAAAGTGGACAATAAAGTATCGCCCTTGCTTATGTAGGATATGGCAAGACTGAAATAGCTTGTTGTCGTGACGAGATGCCACACCAATCCGCGTTAGAGTTTCTCTGACTTTTAGAAAGTCATCTGGTTCGCTGAGGATAACTTCCAACATAAGAGCTGGAGTCCACTCAATGGGTTTACTTTCTTCCACCTTTGTACACCTTCTTTTTCAATTCTTCAATTTGTTCATTAGATAATATTGTCAAAACTTGGCGTGCTTTTTCATTACTGTAGCCATAATATTCTTTAACAACTTCTAAGTTATCAGGATTAATAGCTTTAGCCCATTTGGAGTAACGCTTCTTTTTCCTAACAGTATTTATCAAAAAAGAAAACTGGAGTCTGGACTCCAGATGGTGGTAACGATTCATCTCATTGGCTAACAAGACTGTGTCGTGGTGATAAGAAAGACCTCTGTTTACCATAAAGGAGTTGTACCCCTTCTCGGCAACATCATCGACCATGATATCTTTCTTGGTGTCGTTGATCGCTTTTAAATATTCAAATGGATTCATTATGTACTCTTTCGCGCAATTCAGTAGAAGAGAAGTTGTGATCTCTTCGATTGTAATATGTATCAATGTTATATAGGCCCTTGCCGGTAAACGACTTAAGCTTATACTCTTCACCGATGATACGGACATTGATTTTGATTGCTGATAGTATATTCAATAAGTCATCTTCAGTAGCATACGGTATGATCTTATCGACATACTTACATCCATCTAGTTGGATATATCTTTCGACTATGCTTTGAACTGGTAGATTCTTATCGAGTCTTTCATGTGATGGATCAATCTGCAAAGCAGCAATGAGGAAATCGCACTGCTGCTTTGCTTCATGAAGCATTAGGACATGACCTGTATGAAACAGATCAAAGGCCGAAGCCGTAATCCCGACACGTTGGTTAGCGCCTACTTCCATTCCGAACCTGCCATTATCTCAGTCATACAAGCGACTACGTTCATCTCATGATCTGCGACGAAAGCATTCTTGTATTGATAATCAGCAAGTATTAACACAACATGTGGAATGGATTGTGGCTGCAAGTAATCAGCCATTTGATCGTAAACCGCACGGAATATTGCCTGAGGTTCACTATCAATATTGTTAACTACCCATTGACGCATGCCTTTGAAGTCTTTGCCCTTCAGCTTATCGATCAGGCTTTTGACATTGGTGTCACCTAGATTAACTAGGATACCAGCATCAATAGTGCCACTGACCGAATACCTTTGGACTTCATTCAAGACACGACGCCAGTCTGGGAAGTAACGCTCGACTAATTGGGCAAGTACCTTAGGTTCGTACGTGATGTTTTCATTCTTTAAGATTGTCATAAGACGCTTAAAGAATTCACCAGCAACTACTGGTCTTTCATCATTTGGAATAGCAAACTCAATGACTGAGCATCGAGAGTGCAATGGTTGTATGATACGGTTCTTAAAGTTACATGTCATAATGAAACGACAATTGTTTGAGAACTCTTCAATGAAACCACGTAAGGCAGGTTGGGTTGATTGAGGATTAAGGTAATCAGCCTCATCAAGGATAACTACTTTGTAGCCGCCTTGAAGTGATACAGAAGAAGCGAACTGCTTAATCTTACCACGTAGGGTATCAATGTTACCTTCTTCGGAACCGTTGATTATAATGTAATCAAGGTTTAACTCATTGCAAAGTGCTTTTGCAACGGTTGTTTTACCTACACCAGCTGTACCACTAAACAACATGTTTGGCAACTGACCTGTAGTGATTAACTCACCGAAGACGGACTTGAGCGAAGTGGTTAAGACACAATCATCGATCGTGGCTGGACGGTACTTCTCGACCCATAGAAATTCATTAGACATTCACGTACTCCATAATATATTGTATAAGGTATTGTAACACGAATTAAGGGTAATGTACACATATAAATGCACACTACCCTTAATGATTTATCCAACGACTGATTCGTATAGATCTTCGATCTCTTCCTTTTGTTGCTGGAATTGAGCAAAGTTTTGTTTGTGATACAACTTAGAAAGAGCCTTGATTTGGTTCTTATCAATACCTACTTCATCAGCAATCTTAGAGGCTGCCTCCTTTTGGTAATCCCTTTCACCATCCATGCGAGTCATCGAATTCGACATCTCTTTCATGCACGATAAGACTTTTTTACGATCTTCTGGGTTACTCAGCATTAGGCACATCCGCGACTGTATCTCCAGCTGCAGCAGCTTCTGCTGGTTTATTTGCTTCAAGGAAAGCCGCGATTCGATCACGCGCGCCACCGACTGCTGTAAGTTCTTCACCTTTAAAGGCTCCTCGTGTTGATGCAATATCAATAATTTGAATGCATGCTTGCAGATCACCCATACCCAATTGGATAGCTTCAGGTGCTGCTGTTTCAGTTGTAGTTTCAGGTGCTGCTGTTGCAGCCGTTGTATTATCAGCCATGTTGACTTAATCTCCGTAAGTTGAGTTTTTCTCTAAAGCAACCCAGTATTCTACCGGATCTTTAGTATTTTTAAAGTGTGAAATTAGCTTTTTAGTGATAGCTACATCATAATCTCCATTGACAAACTTCCAGTTTGCAATATTAAATATTAAACGAAAACCTTCTTCTTGCCGAGTGCAATCGTCTAGTTCAATCTCGAAGCTATTTGATGTGGCATCTGTCACATCTGTCACAACGATTGTAGCAGTATTCTCATTAGGTTTGCCAGTTATTACTGCAGTATTTATACCTAGTGCAGAAGCTGCTTTACGTATAGATCCCATAATATCTTGCGTTAGTGAGAATGCTACTTCGGTTGAAGGCATTACTACATCCTTCGATGGGGACGTCAGGATAGACGGTTCCGAGAAGAAGTAATTTATAGACTGCCGACCTTGAGAGATACGTACAGACTTATGCTGATCATCAAAGGTAAGCTCAGGTTCTTCGAACATACCTACAGCACCTAAGAACTCATGGAGATCATAGATACCAATCTGAGCTGGGATATCCTCAGCAATAGTTGTAGTTGCAAGAATTGTCTTAGACTCAGACATAGTCTTCACTACGTTGCCAGGGTTTAGAACAACCTGGCTGTTGATGGATGCGAAGGATTTCAGCATCGCGATTGTTTCGTTTGATAGTTTCATATTTTCTCCATGATCAATTCGATTAACATAAGGTTATTATAACACAGTTTAGTCGGTTTGTACACTACTATTTTCCTTGTCATGTACATATAATGCAATTAAAGTGTAATGCATGATTTTAAATAGATCTTTACGATGTTCATCTATAGATCCCTTTTTGCCATACCGTTGAAGGTACTTGTCTACATTACCTAGGCAAAAACCAGTACCATTGCCACGATCTACAATGACTTCGTTAGCTTGAAACTTTGTCTTGCCATAATGCAACCCATAGGTGTTATCCACGTAAGTGTGGAATTCATCTATGAGATCGCCTTCGTTAAACTTATATTCCATACTTATCCTTTATTGTTGAGTGGTTGATATTGCTTCAGTTAGCATATCGTCAAAGTCGACTAACTCAGCTTCATCATTTGCAGCAGACGATTCGCCTGTTACGGTATCATCAATCATCTTGTAAAGATCTTTGAAAGCGTCTTTTGTATCGTTGTCAAAACGACTGATACACAGATCAATAGCTTTAGCACGATCCTTAAAGATAGAGTAAGTCTGAACGATGTGACATAAACGACGTGTTGAGATAATATCATCTACACCGCCATCTTCGAATGTCTTACGAATAGTCTCAGACCATTGAGTTAAACGATCAGCAAAGTCAGTGTCCATAGACTCAAACTTATCCATGTGCTTTAAGACGATCTTCTTCTCAGTAGCAAGAGTTGGATAAGGCTGTTCCATTGTGATAGTGAAACGCTCAAGGAAAGCTTCATCGATGATAGTGGCTGCAATGAACCGTCCATCTTCTGAACCTTGACCTTTAGTGTTTGCAGTAGCAATCACATTGAAACCCTCACGAGGCTTAATAGTTTCACCGGTTTTCTTGATCATAATAGGCTTGCCTTCAAGTACACCTTGTAGACACATGATCTTGTTAGAACCACGATCGATTTCGTCGATCAGAAGTAATGCGCCAGCTTCCATTGCCTTAATGACAGGACCTTTTGCAAAAACAGTCTCACC